AAATCTTCCATCATACTCATAAATTTCTTATCATCACGAACTTCACCCGTGGATGCATCATAGACAAGTTTGTTTCTGTACCGAGACATAACTTCTTTGAGGTATTGTTCTGCCTTTACTTTTGGAAGATTGCCAACGTCAATATAGAAGATTCTGCGTTCTGGAGCGCGTGATAATCTGTAAATTACAAGTGAATCCTCAATCATTCTAAGTTGATTGAGTGCCTTAATTGCTTTATGCAGATATGAAAGTACAGTTCCTTTATTTCTATCTACAAGACCAGAACTGCAATATGTGATAGAATCTTTAGCGATCTTTACTGCACCTTTTTGACCACTATTACCAATCATTCCTGACGAATAATTTGATGTTGCCGTATAGATGAAATACTCCTCCAATTCTGGTGAGAGAATCTTGGCATCATCCATACCTGCTTTTATATTGATATAATCATCTCTATCTTTCTTTTTTTCTTGACGAATATATCGCATCTTCATTGGATCGATATATCTTAATTCTTTAATTCCTTCTTGGGGTTTTTTAGTATCAATAACTTTTAGATAATAAAGTTTTCCATCAATATACCAATTTCTAAAAATTTCATGGGATTTTTTGTCAAAATCTAAAATTTCCTTTAAGTACTTAAATTCTTCCCTGATTACTTTTTTTAATTTATCACTAGCATTTAAATTTGATAGTTCAATCTCAATTGGTGAATCGTATAAATCACTAACGATTGCTTCATTTACAACATCTTCAATAGCACCATCACACTCTGGATGAATAGACATCTCACGATATCTTTTGATTAAATCTTGTTCTGTTCTATAAACACCTTCAATATCTACATATTGCCCATAAAATCCACTAGCAATATAGTTATCAACCCCGTCCTCATTATTGGGGGGGACGGGGGAAACTATAGAGGCGGATTTCTTTTCTGTATCTTCAATTGAAAAACCAAAAAGTCTTGCCATATTATAATTAAAGTTAGTCTGTTATTTAACTATTTAGTTGATATCTTGACCGCCTGCTGCAGGTGAATTACCTTTGACTGCTTCCCACCAGAGAACTTGTAGTTCTACGGTGAAGTTTTCGATGTCTCCACCACTATCATAAGATAGTTCGATTGCAGAAACTTGTGTTGGGAATACATCATAGAAGTGATATGCTCTCAAAGTAGAACCATCACGATCTAATTGATAAACATATGCATCTGCCTGATAGTCTGCCGTGTTTGTAAGACCAGTGTTATCAGATACTCTGTTGATTGTGTTCATCCAATTTTCAAAGGCAGAACGAATTGAGAAATCCGTATCGTTCATAACAGTGATAGTCCAACTATCAAAAGTTCTGTCTCCAGCAACTTTGAGGGTTCTTCCTCTAAAAGGAACATCAATCGCAGCAACGTTTGATGCTGGAAGATTTGCAGCCTTAACTAAAAATCTTGCCTTATCTAAAACTGTTGCATCTGGTGCAGCAGCATCTGGAAATGAAAGAACAACCTCAAAAAGGTTGGGTCTTGCACCACCACCAGTCAGCTTACTTTTGAAGTCAGTAATCTTTCTTAAAGGGGGTGGATTTAGTTGTTGACGGGTTGCCATAGTTTTAAACCTCTAAGTTAATTAAACTGTACCGATTACTTCTTCAAAGGAAACACCAGTTCTGGTGGCAATGAAGGTAAGACCGATGAAATTAATGGATCGTGCTGGTTTGATGTAAATGTCTGCAACAAATTCGTTGCTATCAATTACGGCAGCAGTGTTGTTTGTTTCGTCACAAACAACAACATAATCAAAGATTCCCCTCTTAGATTGAACATCGCGAAGGAATGGTTCAACAATATTTACAAAATTTGTTCTTGTAATCTCATCGTTGAATTCAAAGAGTTGGTCTTTAGCAGCAGCAGAGATAGCTTCTTCAAGATAGATGAAGAGACGACGAACGTTAATTCTATCAAATGCTGATGCTTTACCATACCCAGTCTTATCACCAAACAAGATGATTCCAGCACCTGGTGAGAAGATAACTGGGTTGATTCTATTCGAATACAGTTTGTCTCTCTGCACTTTACCAGGATTGTATGCTAGTTTTACTGCATTGAGGATAGTACCTCTTGAAGTACCAGCAGGTGAGAACCATGGGAATTGATTGATATCATTTCTCGCACAGGTTCCTGCGATATCACCATTTAGTGGGATATAACGGAAAGTATCATTGAATCTATCATACATGTACTTATAACCACTATCAAATACGCCATAAGTTGTTGATGTAACAGGAGCATAAAAGCTCACCAAGTTATCGGTAATTGTATCATCATTATTTACGGTAACTGTTCCAACTGTAGAGTCACTAAGGAATGCTTGTCGGTGCGGAGAAATAAACGCAACAGAATCTTGTCTGATTTCGGCAACTTGAATGCACTTATTAGCAAGTGCCTGCGCGTCTTCTTTTGCATAATTTGCCGAACCCATTAGAAT